ATCTCTATAATTGACCGGTAATAATCTCATATTCTATTTCCATTTTTTTAATTAGTAATTCCCTTACTTTTGTTAGCTTGTTTTTAACCAGTGCATTGTCCGAAATCTCGGCTAAATAAATGCAGTCGTTTAAACGCTCAAATACTTCGTCCATAGGTTGGTTGTTTATTTAATATAAATCTTCATATTGTCCAAAGTCCCAGCTTTGCCAGTCCTTTATTATTTCCTTTGCAAATGCCTTACTGCTTACGCCTACAATTCTATCTGTTTCAATAGCCCTAACAAAGTACTTACATTCCTTTGTGTTCCCAGCTTCCCATTCCCCTTGTCTGTTATCTAAAATTTCAAAAGTCATATCTGTTTCGTTTTGCTTTAGCTAATTTAAAATAAATTTTTAATATACCAAACAAAATGCAAAAATATTTTTAATTTATTTTTTAAAGCTAATCTTCATTCGTCATTTAAGGCTATTTAAAACACAACTTGTGAGGCTAAATTTGGCACAAAATGTATAACTACAATTAAACATAAAAAAACCCCGACCGTTAAGCCAGGGTTTAGTTTGTTGTTTAGTAACTAATTATGCAGTCTCTAAAGCTGCTTTGTCAGTTGTAAAGTCTCCTGTTACGAATCCTTTTGGTAAGTAGTTAGTTAAAGCTACTCTTTCGCTTACTCTTACAGTTACAAAACCGTCTCTTACATTAGTTCCATCTTCTCTAAAGAACTCAACAGAAACGTTATCTCTAACCCATAGTTGCGTACCCATTCCGAAGTTACCAACTAAATAGTCTCCAGTTGGGATAGCCGTGTTAATTACAACAGGCACTCCTAAGAAAGTAGGCTGCAATCCAGCGTAAACAGAATCTTTAATATAGTGATTATCTGTACCTTTCAATAATAAGATTTTGTGGAAATCTGTAGGGTTAAGCATAATATAATCAGCGTTGTAATTAGATAACGCTAATTGGTTTAATGCAGCAGTTAATACGTCAAATTCGTTAGCAGCTTCAATTGCACCAGCGAATCCACCAGCAGCAAATGCAGTTGCATCTGTAATGATACCAGATAAGTTAGAACCTGTTCCAGCACCGCTTAAAATTTGCGTGTCCTCAACTTCTAGTAATTTTTCTGGCGCTCTTGCAGATAAATAAGAAGTAAGTTGTGGCGTGTCAGCTAACATTTCTTCTGAAATACGGAAGTAAGTACCGATTTTTCTTACGTTAGCATCAGCAGCAGTCATATCAAAATCAGACTGGGCCAAAGTAGCGCCTTCTGCAACTGGTGCAGCAGCGTTATTATAACCGCTTTCTTTTACATATCTTACAACGTCAGAAGTAGTAGACCCTTGTGGGATTAACTGTCTTGCGTGTACTGGTCTTGTTGGGTCAAATTTGTACCCAGCTACTCTATTAGCAGGAATAACCTCGCCAGTAAAGTCTGCGACAGTTGTCATATTAGCTTTAATTTCAAAAGAAGCAGAACGAGATCCACCTTTTACAAGGCTTTCAATTGCTCCGTTCTTTAATGCAGATAATAAACCGTTTTTGAAAGTTGCAGGCTTAGAAGCCTCAAAACGCTTTTTGTTTGCAGTTTCGTTAGCGTCTAATCTTTCGTTTAGTTCGTTAAACTTGTTTACAAGGTTTGTAACCTCGCCTTTAATCATTTCGTCTGCTTTTCCTGTTGCAGAATCTAATGCTTGACCGTATGCTTTTTCGATACGAGTGTCAATTTCGTTAGATATATTATCTAACTGTGATTTTAAATTTTCGTCCATTTTAATTTATTTTTTAAGACTGTTATACAAATATTTCAATACTTCGCTAACATCTTCGTTTTTTGTTTCCGGCAAAGTGTCTTCAACAGACGGCTCTGTGGCATTTACAAATAAAGATTTTAGTTTGTAAAGTTCAGCTTCAATAGCATAGCCTAACTCGTCGGATATATCGCCCTTACGAATTAGTTTAGCTAGGTTATCATATTTATTAGCTATTTTCTCAACGTCTACATTTCCTTTTATATCTAATATAAGGGCCTGGTCGTTTGCTGCTAACGTTACGGCGCTAATTTCAAAAAGTTTTACTTCTCTAATTTCACGGTAACCGTTAGCCATTCCTTTATTAATTGGCAATATACCAACGCTATTTTCAGTAACAACGCCGGCCTTAATTAATTGCATTACGTCTTTACCTAATCTAGTTTGTGGTATTTCAGCTTCAAATACTAAACCTTTTTCGTCTTCGTATAGGTTTAACATTTTACCTAGTGGCCAATCCATATTGTGCTGGTATAAATACCTAACACGGTCGCCGTTTTCCTTTATAGTTTTAGTATATGCGCCTTTTGTAATTATATCGCCATCGGAATCTACATTCCCAAAAACAGAACCGTAACCTTTAACGATACCGCTTTTATTGTCAGCGTCTATAAGTTCGCCAATCGGCGATGCTTTATATAACATCATAGTTTATAAAATTTCTGTAAAGATATTAAATTTTGTTTTATTTATGTAAGGCCAAAACCTATACCTGTAATAATATCAGTTGTATTTGCATCTGGCTTTGGAAAAGGCGCCGCAGAACACCTACAATTTACAACGTTTCTAGCGCTACCACTACCAGGCCCAATAATATATTCCCCACCTACAAAAAAGTTTTTATTAAAATCCACTATTTGTTTATTAGCAGCACCGTGCCAATCTCGTTCCCTTCCGTCCATTGAAGTAATCCATTCCTTATGCATATCTTGACCAGCGTAAACGCTTTGAGCGCTACGCATAGTCGCTACATTTGCAGCCCTTGTCGCTTCTGTTCTAACTAAACGCCTTGCTTGGAATTTACTGTAGTTATCATATTGGCGCATTAACATTCTAGCCCTTACAACTTCGCCCTCTGCCATAAATATAGGGTCGGCCATTAGCTTACGCAATACACTAAGCAAATTACCCTTTGCGGTGCCTTGTACTAACGTAACCCTTTCGGCAGCCACTTGCATACCATAGGAACGGAAATAAGCCCTCCAGCTTTCTTGCTCTTGGGTTGCATCAAATTGTTTAGTAATAAATTTGTCTGAATTATTTGCATACCAATTAGCAAATCGCATACCAATACTTTCGTAAAGGTTCTCGTACCCTTTTTGGAAACCGTCTTTTGTAAATACCGCTAATAAGTCAGCAGAATTTAAACCGCCGTTTTGCGTGTATATATCTACGGCCTTTTTGCTTTCTGTTAAATAGTATTTAGTAAACTCTTTTAAACTTGCAGCTTCGGCAGTATTTAAAAGGCTTTCAAATTCCTTTTGCCATTTTGCCCTTTGCTCATTGTTCATTTACTCTTTGTTTGGTTGGTCTAGTAATGGGTCTGGCATATTTAAAGGCATAAGATTGGCTGGTATAAAAAAGTCGTCCATTTGTACGTTATCTTCTCTGCCATAATACATCGCTTCACGCTTTTCGTTTGGCGAAACCCACCAAGCTTGGCTTAATTGCCCTACAATTTTTTCTAATTCGTCCTGTAATTCTGGAACGGCGCTATAATCAAAATCAATATAAATATTAGGGCCATACTGCGGCGCTAACCATCTGTTTAATTCGTCTCTTAATTTTGCCAACTCTGGAATAACCGCGTTTTGATATAAAGCCTTTTTGGCTTCCTTCATATTGTTATAAGTTGCGCTATCGGTATTGTTTAATAATTGTACCGGTACGTTGTAAATATTACATAAATCTTTAACAGTAGAATTATATTGTTCAATAAGCGCCAAATCAGTAGCGGGCAATCCAAAGTTTACCCAGCTTAATTTTGACGGCGTTATAATTATATCGCCAGCATTTTGGCTGCCCTGGTGCTGCTTTCTGAACTTATCTTTTAACGCTTGCGCTTGTACTTCGTTTATATCGCCTTCTTCTGACATTAATATACCCCTAGCCGTTTGGTTCTGTAAGTATTTAACACCTGTTGTAAGCGCTTCATTGTTTGCGGTTAAAGAACGTAACCCAGCGCGTAATGGCGACTGTCCGTATAAATGCGTTCCAGTTCCGTCATAGTCTGGGTTAAAATCTTTAATATGGCAAATAGAATCTGCTGGCGCTTCAAACGTTCCGTTGTATTGCAGCTTGTAACCTTGTACTGGCTCCATAATTCCGCCACTTACTATTTCAACGTTTTGCGAAGGCAATACATATAATTCTGTAAATTTATTAGCATTACCGCCAGTTTCTGGCCCAATACCATAAATAAATCTGTTGCCAGTTAATTTACCAAAAGCAACTACTTCTGTAAGCCAGGAATTGTAAGACTGCGCAGGGTTAGGGCGTTCCATTAATTCGTGTAATGGGTGTCCTTGTAATTCGTTAAATGCCTTTCGTTTTAATACCCTTGCATTGTGCATTACATTAGCGTCCATATAACCGCTGGTCATTGACTTGTAACGCTTAGAATCCGCAACGTTTTTAACCTCATATACTTGAAGCGGTATTGTAGTTGCCGCCTTTGTTATTAGGTTAATAATAGAGTAAACGGTTGCGTTTGTTTGGTAACCTTGCTTTATATACGTTTCGTCGTTCTCTTGGTTCCATACTATGGAATCGCCAAGCCAGTTATAAAGCGCCTTATTATAATTAATATTAGTGTTTTGTGCGCCTTTAGTAACTAGCGACTTAAATCTGTCTAGGATAGATGCCATTGTCTATATAAAATTTTTTGTAAAAATACGAATTTTACACTACAAAAAAGTTATTAATTAAATTCCTTTCTATTGAGTAACTCGTAACGTCAATATGTTCGTCGTGTTTTGCGTTAGGAAAAGTGCTTACTTGCTGTATAAAAGCATCGTTCCAATTGTCTTTAACTAAATATACCCTTCCGCCTTCTATAAATGGCGACGATGCCCTGGCCCTTTCAATTTTTGAATACCTTACAAAATTGGTTTTTAATTCGCTTACATTAAAGTTTGTTTCTCGCCTTAGTAATTGCACCAATGATTTACCGGACGCTTTAGGCTCGACTAATATCTGTTGAATATGCACGCCGCAGCTTTTTACAAAACTTTCAATAAAGGTTTTAAGTTCTGGCATTTCTAGGTATTTATCTATGCTTTTAAGAACGTACAAATTGCCGTCTTTACCTTTACCACTTATTTGTATTCCTGTGGGGTCGTTCCTGGTGTCTTTTGTATACGCGCCATCAATAAACATCTCCCAATATACATCGCCTGGTATCTCTGCTTTATTTACAATATTAAACCAATCCTTACGCCATTCCCCACCCTCTTGAGGCGCAGGCTCTTGCATATACTGACCACTAAAAGTATATCTGTCGGCTTGCCTAATGGCTTCTAATTCGTCAAAGCTATGTTTGCTAGGCCAAAGTGCGTTGTTATCTTTATCTAGCGCTGCCAGCTTTAAATGGTGCCACTCCTCGCCACTACCACCGTCTAATAAATACCCGCTAAAATCTTCTTCGTGTAGCCTTTGCATAATAACTATAATAGGTACGTCTCTGCTATTTACACGCGACCTAATTGTGGTATTGTATCGGTTATTAATAAATGAGCGCTTAACATCTGAAACGGCATCGTCTGGCTTCAAAGGATCATCAATAATAATAGCCCCACCAGTACCAGCACCAAATCCAGTTATAGCACCTCCAGAAGCAGTAGCATAAACACCGCCACCGTCTGTAGTGTACCATTTCTTTTGGCTCTGGCTATCTTTTTTTAATTCAATTGGCCAAATGCTTTGGTATGCGTCGCTAGTAATAAAGTCCCTAGTTTGCGAACTATTGTCCAAAGCCAGGGCATCTGAATAGGATAAGTGTATAAATTTAGAAGCTGGGTTTTTAGCAAGGGACCACGCTATAAACATTTTTACGGCAATCTCTGTTTTACCATACCTAGGCGGTATATTAATTATAAGGCGGTTTATTTCGCCTTTATTTACCTTTTCAAGGGTTTGGGCCAGTTTAATGTGAAACGGCGCCACCTCAAACTTATTGCCTGTATTTTCTTTAAAAATAAATCTTGTAAAGAATAGTAAACTATCAATACATTTATCTTTAATAACCTCGCTAATTGCTTCCATTTTCCCATTTTAGTATTCTTTATCTAGTATTTCGTCTATTTGTTTTTTAGCTTCCTCTGACATTTTACCTACCGGAACTGCTCCCTGGTGTCTTATCTCTTGCCTAGAACCATTAAGCCTATGCGCTTCGTCATCTGTGGCAATCATTTTCATTAAGGCAACTTGCAAAGTAGCATTTTCAGATTGGTACCATTTATTGCGCATCGAAACCTTAATATTAATCTTATTTTTACTAAGCGCGTCCTTTATAGTGTCTAATTTATCTAAGCCGTGATTGTAAAACGTTGCCCTAGAGCAACTTACATAAACAACGACATCTTCAATAAAAAATAGCTTGTATTTATCAATTGCATCTAGTGCTTCCTGTTCTAATTCGTTTGTATCGTATGACATTTTATTTCATTTTAGACCCGCAAGTTGGGCAAATTTCTTTTAGCAATTCCTGTTGTACACTATCCTGTACAGGGTCGTCTTCGTCAGCAAACATTTCTTTAGGTAAATCAACGCCCCAATCAACTATTTTCTGCATATTCCATTCGTTAGCCAATATTTCCCAGTCCCAAGATCCAAAGCTAGAATTGTCTTTAATTATAAATTCGTTCTTTTTTTCATCGCTCCAGCCTTTAACTTGGTGTACCCATACTTCGCTAAATCCAGCTTCTATAATTGCTTTTAAACGCATATTACCGCCCAATACAATCATATTTTCGTCTACTACTAAAGGCCTAACTTCTAGCATTTCTGGAAATTCTTTTAATGAATTGACCAGCTTTTTAAAATTAGCTTTATTAATATAACGCGGATTGTGTTCGTTTGGTTTAGGCTCGCTAGGTTTTACTTTTTTAATATTACCCATATACTATTTTAACCATAATATAGAAACGCCAAATACTAAAAACATTATTTGTATCATACGCTCATCCTCTTGCATTTCAAAAGCCTCGTACTGACCGCTTGCATAGTTTACCCCTAACATTAAACCAAAAATTGGAAAAAAAGTAATTTGAAAAGTTCCCATATTAAAAATATTTTTTGTAAAGGTACTCATATATTTCGTAAATCTTGCCTGTGAGTGTCTCATTTGTATAGCAATCTGGCGAAACTTTATGCTCCCCTAACACCTCAACAATTAAAAATATTCCATTTCTTCTAGGCTCTGGAATTACTTTTATATCGTTTTGAATACACCATATTCTAGCATTTGTTTGAGCATCTGTAGGGACGTATTGTTTTATTGTTTTACGCTTTGCCATATTAAAACGGTATTTGGTCTTTTTCAACATCTAAATCGACAACTTCCATCATTCTTTTTGGGGCCTCAAATTTATCGTCTCCTGGTTGTAATGGTTTATAAACTGCGCCATTTTTAAAGTCTGGTGCTATTTTAAAACTACCTAGACCACCGTTTTCTTTACGCTTAACTTTTTCAATGTATATATCAACGCTATCGCTTCCATAACTCGTTGGGTAGCCAATATTTCTATAACATATAATACCATTGTAACACTTGTTAAAAAAGTCCGCAGAACCACTTATATCGTAAAGCGTTGGCTTTTTATATCTGTTATTGTCGCTTTCTATTTTTCTAGGGTGCGCCACTAAAAATAAATGCGTATTGGTCTGCTGGCAGAATTGTGTTATTTGACTAAGTACTCGGCCTATATAACTATGGTCTTTTTGCGCACTATGGTCGAGCATATTCCAAGGGTCTATAACGCATACATTAACCCCTTTTTGAAATACTAATTCCCTAAAGTGGTTAAGTATGGCCTCCAGAGTTAGGTTTTTTAAATCTATTTTTACCCAGTAAAAATGCTCCTCAATAAAATCTTTGGTTTGATTAAGCTGGTCGTTTGAGCAATTTGTTTCGTTTAGCTTATTAGCTACTCGTTTTATATGGCCTTCATAAGGGAAACTTTCTGGGGAAAACATAGCGCATCTAAAGTCGTATTTCATTGCAACGTTTACGCATATTTGGTCTACAATATCAGATTTACCGCTATTTGGTATTCCGGTTATTACCGTCCATTCGCCCATAGCAAGTTTAAAATATTCATTACTGCCGCCCAAACCAATATCGTAATTAGTTACACCTTTTTCGTTGTATTGCAGTACATCGTCCCATATATCAGATATACTTAAAACACCTTCTAATGGGAAGTTTTTAGCGCTCTTTACAATACTTCGTAACGTTTCGGCACCTTTAGCTACTAATACTTCGTTAGCGTCTTTATATTCCCCAAAATCTACATATTTACAGCGGTAATGGCCAAACCTCCTGGCAAGTTCTGCGCGTAATTGCAAACCTGCCTCGTCGTTGTCGGTGCAAATAACTATTTCCTCTTTATCTTCAAAAGACCGCCAGCAATTATCTAAATACTCCAAGCGTTGGTTTCCTTTACTCGCTCCATTAGGAACCGAACAAACAGAATATATACCAGCTTCGTGTAAACTTAGCGCGTCCATTTCGCCTTCAACTATGTAAACCGTCTTTAATTCGTTTATATTATCTAAACCGTAAAATATTAATTCAGCACCAGATACCATTTTAAAATTCTTTTCAGAATCTCTAAACTTTACATTTGTAAGCTGGCCGTCTTTGTAGTAATTAAAATTTATAGTCTTGCGGTTATTTTTAACCTGTGACATATATGTCACGCTTTCGCCAACCTTCCAATGCGCAAGGGTAGCCTCGTAAATACCACGGCCTTTAAACCAATCAATAATTTTAGCCGATAAATTAATTTCAATTTTAGGCGGTATAACATAATCCTCTTTTGGTTTAAACTTAACCGAACCGGACCAGCCGCAGTTATGGCAGTTGTAAAATCCTTTTTCTACATTTACACTAAGGCTATCGTCTGCTTTGTTTTTCCTGGTTGGCGTACATTGTGGACATTTTGTTTTCACGTCCCCTGTTTGGCGCCCTTTAAGTGAAATACCAAGGTCTTGAAGTTCTTTTAAATACATAATAAATAGTTTAGTTCCTGCTAAATTAAAAATTTATTTTAAATATGCAAATATGGGGTCTGATATTTACTGAACTATACACCTTTAGCAAATAGCTCATTATGTTTTTCTGCGGATCTTAATCTCTCCTCTATTATTGGAATATACTTATCATTAATTTCTATTCCAATATAGTTTCTATCATTTAGTATACAAGCAACACATTCGCTTCCTGAACCAGCAAAAGGGATTAAAACTGTATCTCCTTTATTGCTGAAGTGCTTTATTATTTTATTGCTAATACTTAAAGGCTTTTGAGTAGGATGATCAACTCGTTCATTTTCAAAACGCTTACCTGCAAGTATAGGAAAATTCCATACATCCCCGCCGTGTTTGCCTTCTGGATTAGGTGTCCAAACCTTACCATTTTTTATTATTTTATTTTTAAGCCTTTCTGTACTTTTATAAGGCTCCCTAATTTTGTGATATGTGTAATTTTCTGATTTAGAAAACCACAATAAAGGTTCGTAATTTGCAGATGGTGATTTAGAATAACCAGAAAAACTATTCTCATAGAACCATATAAACTGCCTACGATACTTTAGATCTATCTCGTACAAATATATCTGTATGTAACACATATAATGATGTATGCCATAGATAAATATAGACCCAGATGGCTTTAATTTTTCATTTGCAACAGAAATCCATTCCTTAGACCAATCCAGCCATTTAGTCAAATCGTCCCAAACTTTACTTTTATCCCCAAAGTTCTTTTTCAAGTTGTAAGGAGGGTCTGCAATTATTAAGTCTATTGAGGAATCTGGAATCTCTCGCAATTTTTCTATACAATCGCCGTGTAAAATTTTGTTTAGTATCATTTTCTACTGTTTTGAAAAATTAAAAAATATTGTTTTCAGCTTTTCAAGATATAAAGTAAAGTCCATTGCTTCCTCTTGAGCGTGTTTAAGCCAATCTAAGGTCGTTAAATCGTTTCGGTCTAAGTTAGTACCGTATTTTTCTGTTCCTATCTTAGAACGCGTTAAAAACGCTTCTACGACGCTATTAACTATTGAATCGTCAGTATGGTTTGTGCATCGCTTGCATTTAATAAAAAAACTTCTTTTGTTATCATTTGGTTTTCCCATAGTGTTGTAGTCGGACATTGTAATTCGTGTTTTTGTAAATTAGTTAAATCTCTTAAATCAAATATGTAATCAAAATATTGTTCGCTTACTAAGTAAAAAACTAGGTAATCGTCCATTGCTAAAAGTTTTTCGTATTTGTAAACCTCTAGCATCTTTGTTTTGTAGCTATCGTTTCTGAACTTAAATTCTAAAACGCAATTTTTACCAGTACAGGTTTTGCCTATTGCGTCGTAATGGTCAAAGCCACCTCCGGACCATTTTAAATTCCAACCCCTGGAGTTTAACTCTTTAACTTTTAATTGTTCTTTCGCGTGTATCTGACTAATCATTTTTTAGGTAGTTATAAATATCGGTTATATCCTGGTCGGTAAACTGAACGTTTTGCCTAATTAAAAATTCATTGATAACGTCGCCGTTATATGTTTGCGCTTGAACCTCAACTTTACCTAAAGCGTTAGTTTTTAAAAACCATTCTTTTACGCCTTTTAAATAAGCCATAGCTTTTGGTTTGTTATTTTGCTTAATAGCCACTTTATATTTCGCCATAATATTATCAATTTTCCTAATTCCATTACGAGCAGTTTTTAAAGCGGGTAAACTTAAAACGTTTGGTTGCCAAAAAGGGTCTTGTCTTGCCCAGCGAATTGCAGCATAAACTTCTCTTAAATCATAGTCGTTTTTTTCAAACCATTGCAAAGCATTTTTCCAAGTTAATTCCTGCGACTTATTTTTAGGCAAAGTGTTTTCGCCATCAAATAGTTTTATAAAATTAGGATAGGCGCTTTCAACTAAATCAGAAAATTTAGGCGACGCATCAACCTTTTTTGGTTGTGCGGTAGTATTTCTTTCTTTTAATATTTCTGTATTATTACTAGTATTATTATTAGTATTATTATTAGTATTATTATTAGTATTACTTTGTAGCCGATTTGTGTGCGGCCGGTTTTCGGGCTGCACGTAAACTGTGCGGCCGGATAATCCATTGTCGGATAATCGGTCTGCCGGTTCCAAAACCAATTCATAGTTGTAACCAATAAACAAACCTTTGTCGCCCTTAACCCTTTCGCGTATTAAATAACCAGCGTTTTCTAACTCTTTAATTTTAGTTTTTACCGCAGCTTTTCCATCTTTAAAAGCGCCAATAATAAACTCTATTGAAATGCTAAATTCAGAAGTATGAGAAAATAAAAAACAATATAATCCAACGGCGCCCATTGTTATATTTTTATCTCTTAAAATTGGGTTAGGTACAACCGTAAAGTTCGTAAAATCTTTTGGTTTTTTTATTAATCCTGTTTTCATAAAAATAAAAAAGCAGGGGGTTCGGCGATGCGGCGCTTACTACCCTTGCTTTAAATGTTTTATAATTTTAATCTAATTCCGCATAACTAGATTAAAAAACATTTATAAAAATTATTCTAGTATCATTTTCATTTTTTGGCAAAATGTTTTCAGTTCGCCAAAGTTTCTAAGAAAGTTTTTTAGGCTTATATCGCCATCGCCATAGCGCTCAAAAAGTATTTCAATTAAGAGTTCCCTTTCGACTTCTGTAATGGTCCCAATGTATTCGAAGCCATCTTTAGCGCCTGTAATTACATCGCGTCTGCGACCTATCTTTTGTAGTTCCTCGTTGTAGTAAAGGTATATGTACTTCATAAACCGTTTTTAAAATATTGGTCAATTACTATTTTGCAGTTCTCAAAATCATTAAGCCAAACTGCATACCAATTACATACTTTAAGATTTTCTAACCACTCTGTTTGGTTTTTTGTTGGCTTATTATATCCATCTTTTAATTCTATTGCTAATCCATTAAATTGATTGCTAGGCGTAAATATTAGTATATCTGGTATGCCACTTGTTACACCTAAATACTTTAATTTAAACCGTTCAAACGGCGAACGCTTC